CAGTCTCCAAGGTGCAAGCCCTCCTTTAAGTTTTGGGGCGCGGCTTCACTTTCGTTACTTGTTCAGGCCCCAGTATCTCTCTTAAATCCCGGCGCGAAGCCCAGCGAATTGTTCGCATTGTTGTTGTTCGCGCTCCCGTCCGTGTTGACATTGCAAAAGTTGTTCGAGTTCGTCGCATTCACGGAGCGCAGCCACCAATTGCAGGCCGAGCCGTCAGGACTTGCCCTAAAGGGCGGCGGGGAGTTATGCTTTCTTCTCCTCCACCTTTTTGAAACTCCACGGAGTTTTTGGAGGGCGGTGTTGCCTACCGTCGTCCACGACTGAAAAGCCCGGTTGTAATCCGCGCTGTTTGCAAAGAAATTGTTTCCGTCGTCTACCAGCTCATAGCAGAACGTAATCTCTCCCAAAAGTGCCTCCGCGCTGCTCACCACCATCACAAGGTAGCGGTGCCGCAGCTCGTAGTCGTGCTCGCTCATGTCCTTGTGGACATAAATCGCATTCGCCTTGAGGCTGTTGGTGTAAACCTCGTTCGCCAGCTCGAGCATATTGTTGGTGATAATCCACCTATAGCTCGTCGGAAACTTTTTGATTATCCGCACCGTGGTTTTACGCAGCTCCCGCGCGACGGAGATAAACTCCGCCGCCGCGTCCTTTCTGCGTGATTTGTAGACTGCCATTCGTCCTCCTTTCACTCTCTGCTTCCTTGTCATTCCGCTGCGGGGACTTTCGTCCCCTTGCTTCATTTAGGCCGCCGATTTCAGATTAGGCCACCTTAAAGCCCGGCGCGAAGCCCAGCGAAGCGGTCGCACTGGTGCCGTTCGCGCTCCCGTCCGCGGTGACAAAGCAAAAGCTGTTCGAGGACGTCGCAAACACGGAGCGCAGCCACCAAAGGCAGGCCGAGCCGGTATCGTTGTGCTTATACTTAACTTTGCTGTTGCCGTTCTTGTAGTAGTCGTACTGCTTCTGATAATTCTGTTCCGCGCTGTTGGCGTAACTGCGCTTACCCTGCACCTCGAACTCGGAAAGCAGCCAAATTTTGTCCTGCGTCGAGGTAACTTTGCTCGCTGTGTCGCTGCCACCACCCGTGTTGTCGCTGTACTTGGTGCAAGCCACTATAATGTTCTGCCAGTCTGCCGGTAGTGCTGCGAGGAAAGCCGGACAGATGGTTTTGCGCATATAGCTGTTGTTCCACCCTCCACTGTTTGTGTTGCTCGTGTTCATGCGGAACGCCGCCGAACTGCCGCTACTAAGATACTCGCTATCCACGAAAGCAATATCCTTACCGCTCGCGTCCTTTCCAATCTGGAAATGGATGCTGTTTCCACCCTCCACACTGGCATTGTGGTCGAATCCAAGGATAATTGCGTAGTAGGTGCCTTTAATAGTCAGCGCGCCGACTTTTCCATTGATTGCAATGGGGGTTTTATCGCCCACGCTCCAAAGGTTCTTTGCCTGTCCGGACCGTGCTGCCGCCTTAATGGTGGCCGGGTCATTTTTACTGAGGTCAGGGTTCGCCATCTGCACGTTTACGCTCACTGTCTTGCTACCCGGTGCATTGTGGTTCGTGCCCGCTGCGCAGTTGACTGTGATGGTCGTGCTGCCGTCTCCGACCGCCGTTACCGTGATAGTCGTCCCGCTTACCTTGACCGTCGCAACCCCGGCATTCCCGGAGGTTGCCGAAATTGCGCCGTCGCCCGCTCTTGTAGCGGTGATGGTGCCGGTCATAGAACTTCCTGCTCCCAGCGAGAGACTGCTTGTGTTCAGCGAGAGGCTGCCCGCCGCCTTTGCAATCGTCCAAGCCACCGTTTTTGCCCCGGTCGTGCCATCACTAAACTGGTAATTTGCTTTCGGGGTGAATGTGGCGTTATAACTGCCCGCATTGGTGCCGGTGGTCGTGCCGCCAATCGTCATTTTTTCACTGTCGTAGTTGCTCCATGTGGGGGACTGCGTGCTGCCGGTATAGGTCAGGCTGCCGCTCTGTGCCGGGGTCGCCACGTTCGCACGTCCAATCGACCAATTTACAGTTTTAGCCGTGGTCGTGCCGTCCTCCCACTTGTAGCCCTGTTTCGGGGTAAAGGTCACTTGATAGGTGCCCGCGTCGGTCGCGCTTTGTGTACCCCCTATTTCCAGCGCGTTCGGGTCGTAGTTGTTCCATTTCGGGGTCTGTGCCGCGCCATTGTAGGTCAATGTGCCGCTCTGCGAGGGAACTGCGCTGACTTTAGTTGTGATTTCCGTAATGGCCTCCTGCGCTGCGTCCGCCGTGTCTTTGGCGGACTGCGCAAGCTGTCTCACGGCCTCAAGCTCCGCCCCGGTTACGCCCGGGACATTAACTGCTCCGTATGCCATGCTTTACTCCTTTCCGTCCTCAATCCAGAACTCCGCCGCAATCTCTGCCGCCGGAATGCTGGTAGAACGAACTCGAATTATGCCTGCCATTGTCTCGTTTGTTGCGCACAGCCCGCAGGTCTTTGCTGTGCCGAGGCTTCCCGGCGCAATCGTGATTGCCGCCCGGTCACTCGCGGTTACTCCCTCTGCCGCAATGTCGTAATAATGAGGGTAGTCTCCGCTGCTGTCGCTTTTCCAGCCAGTCGTCGGAATGGTGATTGCCACCGCTGCCGCCTTGTTCGCCTTGACGCTTTCCAGCTCTCCAATCGCCTCGGTAACTGTCTGCGCCAGCTCTCCTACGAGGCCGCTCGCGTAGTTTTTCGCCGCCTCCGCGCAGGCTCTCAAGTGCTCAAATACTGTTATCTTGTTCATGCGTGACACCCTCCCATCATCGGAAAAATAACAGGGCGGGAGCCCTCCCGCCCTGCCGTGCTGCTTTTTCCTTATTGGGGTTAGGCCTGCTCAACCGCAAAAACCTCATTCAGCATTTCAGCAACTTCCTCCTCAGTCGCCACGTCCATGCCGTCGAGCTTTGCTTTGTCGTCCTTGGACATCAGGCCGTCAGCCTGCGCGGTAGCAGGGCTGTAGGTGGTGTCCTGTGCAGGAATGCCGAGGCCAACGATGTCGTCCTTGGTAACAGCCACAACCGCGCTCACATGGCCAGTAGCGTCCACCGTCACCTTGTAGAAGCCGCTGGCCTGCGCGTCATAGGCGGGGTGGGTGTACTTGTTCGCGCCCTCCTCAATTCCTGCCAGCTTTTCCTTTTCCTCGGTGGTGTAGTCGTTGGTAGAAAGGCCCTTGCCCTCCTCTTTCTCGACGTAATTGGTGAGGTCAACAGTAGTGTCGTCCAGCAGTACGACCTCGTTCTCCACTTTGGCGTAGATGTCGTAGTGCTTGGTCTTGCTGTTCATCACGAGGTACATAACATTGTCCTCGGCCTCCTCGGGGTCGGGAACAGCGTCCACTTTCTTGAAAGAGGCGTGCCCGGTAGCGGCAATGGCGGTCTGGATAGCCTGCGCGACCTCGCTGTTGGTCTGAAATGCGCTGTCGTTGCTAAGCTCGGAAACCTTGGTAGGCACCTTGATGTCCACTGCTTTTTCGGAAACCTCCTGTGCAACGCCGTTGACCTTTACAGTCTCAATGACGTTTGGCTCGCCGCCTGCGGTCACCAGTTCGTCCACACGACCGGACAGCTCGGTTACGCTGGCCTTGGTCGCATAGTCAGTCTTGACGCGCTGCGCCAGTACCTGCAGGGCCTCGAGTTTGATAAGTTTTTCATTGTTGTAAGCCATGATTTTTTCCTCCTTGAAAAATAAATTTTATTTTATTTATCGGGTGGCTGGCCCGGTAAATACAAAGGTTAGTTTCCTGCTCCCTCATCGGGGCTGTTGAAAGTATCGTCGAGCATTTCCTGTACGTCCTCGTCGCTGGCCGCTACATCGTCCAGAAGCTCGTCCCCGTCTACGGAAATTGTGCCATCTGGGGTTACGCTCACATTCTCTCCGATTTTCACGCCGCCGAGCTGCGTGGCCGTCGCCGCTGGAAGTGTGTAGCTTCCTCCACCTCCGGTGGTGCCTCCGCCGCCCGCTACCCCGTTCGAGGCGTTCAGCAGCAGTAAGCACGCCTGTATTTCGGCTGCCGGTGCCTTTTCTGCATAAAGCCTGATTTTCCCGTCCATCGTTCGGGCTGCCGTGCATAATCCGCACTCTGTAGCCGTCTCCATGTCCGCCGGAACCACGCTAATCACTGGTACCATTTCCTCGGTTACGTCGCTCTGTGGAATATCCACATAGAAACTCCCCTCGGCTCCCTCCTCCGCGCCAACGTCCCAGCCCGTGGCCGGGATTGTCAGCTCTCTTTTCACCGTCGCCCCTGCGATAAGCTGCTCCACAACCGCCCGCGTAACGATAGAATCGGGGTCGATGGTGGCCGTTACCTTGTCCACGTCCCCGACCGCTGCAATCAGGTCAAATGTCGCCAGCTTGCCTACGGCGGAGCTGGACGGGCTAATCCATTCCGGCCCGTTTTCCAGTACGAGGTAGGTGTAGGGTACCTCTCCCTCGTCCGGGTCGGCGGCATAAAGCAAAATGCCTGTTGCGTAAAAGCCCTGCGCCACGTCCGAGCTGTTAATCTGCACCGTGATTTGGCATTCGCCATTTACCGGGTTTGTCACGGCGGAGATTTTCGCATTCATCACGAAGTCCGCAGGTTCCGTCATTGTTTTCGGGCTTTGTCCCTCCGGGATTTGGCCCTTGCCAACGGCTGCTCTCGTATACTCCATCTGGCACCTGCCCGCCAGCACTTTCGCTATCAGGGCAATGCCGGGCGTGCAACTGTAGCTGCCGTCCTCAAAAATTGCCATGTTCATTTCCTCCTATCCTATAAGTTTTGATTTGGTGTGCGTGTGGTAGTAAACACCTCCTGCGCCGTCTGTGTGGCCCGTAGCGGCGCGTTCTGCTTCCAGTGGTATTCCTTTCGTCCCCGGTTCCAAAAATCCACTGTAGCCCACATTCAGCCCCGTCCTGCCGGTTCTGTCCTCGCCCACGGGGTCGGGCGCGAAATAACTTGCCGTCGCCCCTCCGTAGGAAATATCGACCGGGAACCTGCTCACCCTGTCCTCGCCTACCGGTTCGAGCTTGAAGTTCGAGCCGGTTGCGCCTCCAAATGATATATCAAGCGTCTGCCGGAACGTCCGCCGAATGTGTATCTGCATATCCAGCGCAAGGTGCGCTGGTATTCGCCGCAAAAGGGTATTGAGGAGGTTGTTCTCGTCGAAGATTTCCCCGTTGATTACGATGTAGATAACCCCGCGCGCGAAGTCCACCGCCACGGTGTTGTCTGTGTAATTCGCAATTACCCCTCGTATCTCCGGCTCTCCGATATGCCCGTACCCACTAATCCGCCCGATGATAACGCGCTTTCTTTGGTCGAGCGTCAGCGGCTTGGAATAGGTGATATTCAGGATTTTTTCCCATATCTTCACCGTCTCCAAGTCTGCTGTCAGGACGAAATTATTTAAGTACGCCTGCTCAATGTGTGCCTCAAGCTCATCGGCAATTCTGCCCTCCGCCTTGAGGATTTCCACCATCTCAAAAACGTCCCTGTAATACCGTGGATAGTAGGTAATCAGTTCCTCGTAGTTGCTTTTGAAATATTTATCGTAAAACTTCACTCAACAGCCACCTCCTCCAAGACAGGAACATCGTCCTCCCCGGAGGTGATGTTGTGGGTGTCGCCGTTTAGCTTTAGGTCGCTGTAGTCCACAAGGTTCTTTAATCGGCTCAAAATAGCGCCGATTGCCGAAATCCTCACCACCACGTCCTGTTCGTCGTCAGTCCCGAGTACAAGCTCTCGGAAGTATGTCCCGATGGCCTGTGTTGCCTCCTCCTCTGCTGCTTCCTTTGTGGCCCCGCTTACCAGCTCTGCCGCAAAAGTAACCGTAACCGGGAGAGGGCTGGCCGCAACTGCCGTAAAGTGCGCCCCGATGTTTGCCCGCCCGTTTCCAAGCCCGTCGCCCACCGTGTACGTTTTGCCGTCCACCGTAACCGTCATGCCCTTGTCTGCTGGGTCGATGTAGTTCTGCACCTCTAACACCTTTGCGGCCCCGAGGGGCTGCCCTACGGTGTCTATCAGCACCCCTTTCACCGTGTTCTCCCCGTTCCACAACGGCACAATCCTTGCCCGGCCTACGCCGTCAATGCTTTCGCACCACGTTTTGTAATGCTGCTTGTTTCCGTTCTCTGCCGGGCCGGAAATCTTCTCAAAGACACGGTTACGGAGGCTTTCGTCGTCCTCCGCGTCGCTGCCGTTCTCGTAAATCTCCCCGAACGTGGCCGAAATCAGCCCCTCTATGTTGTTCACCGGGACTGCCGGGGTGCCCGCGTAGATGTTGTTTCCGCTTTCTCCCGCTACCTCTGCCTCGAAGTAGTAGACCCCCGTGTTCTCGTCCTGCCGGAGAACAAAATAGGACAAGTCGTAGTAGAAGCGTTCTCCTACCTCCGGCGTTGTCCCGTCAAAAATAGCTCTGTATTTGGCCCGCGTCGCCGCCAGCCTTGTTATGCCGTACTCTGCGGCCTTGGTGTCCAGCGCCTCGTCCGTGGCCGTCGCTACGGTCGTCATTTCCACCACGAGGTCGAGGTCGGTGTAGAGCTTCGCAACCTTTAGCAAAATGCCCGAAACCGCGTCATAAAAGATACTACCCTGCCGGGTGTCTATCCCCTCCGGCGCACTGTTCAGCACGTCCTCCAAAAGTCGCTCATAGGTATAATCCTCAAACACTCTAAATCACCTCCTCAATCTCTGTCTCCCCGAAAATCGTGTCGGCCTTGAATGAAATGTGGGCCGCGTCCTCCTCGAGGTCGATGTGGAAATCGTAAATAGACAGTATTCGCGTGTCCGGGAGTAAAGCGTCCTTTACAAATCCCTCCGTAGCAGCTTCAATGTAGTCCCGCGTTGCGTCCTTTCTGATTATCGCGTCCTCTATCTCGCTGCCGTACTGCCGGTCGTAAATCAGGCACTTAAAGCGCGGCGTAATAATCGCCTTTCGGATTGCCTGATTGACTGCTTCCAGCCCGTCCACCTTTCCAACAATTCTTCCGTTCTCAAGGTCGAGCCGGTAGGTCAACGACGGCTGTTCTTCCGCCTCTGTGACTGTTTCGACCGGGATAGGGATAAAAACCTCTGCCATGTTCAGCTCACCCTATCCAGCACAAAATACTGCTTCCCGTGGTTGAAAGAAAGGACGTGAACTTTCTCCCCGGTTCTCAGCGCATTATGCACCGTGATTTTCTTTCTGCCGGAAATCGCGTGCCGGTGCGCGGCGTATGCTGCCTCGCCGCTACCGCCGCTCGCGTTTTCCGTCTCCCATTCCACCGTGACCTCTGTGGTGTAATCCGTCAAATGCCACGGAACATAGGTAATGTTCGGCCCAATTATCAGCTTCTCGTCGTTGACAATTTGGATTTTGAGGGGGCTTGCGGACTTCACAATGCCCTGCAAGACCTCAATCCCGCTGCTTGTCATACCCTGAATGAGCTGCTTCAGGCTCGTTTTCTCGCTTTCGTCTGCCATGTCCGTCCCTCCTCTTAACTAAATGAACCATCGTCAACCCAACCATATACCCGCGTGCTGCTGTCCGTGTGTATCAGGTGCCACGGGTGTTTGGCTCCTTTTGCAATCAGCGTGATTTTGGCCGGGCCTGCGGCGCATTTGGAGCCGGTCGGGTTGCTGGCGGTGCTGCTGACGTAGTGGTAGCCGCCATTGAATTGCACCACGTCCCCGACCTTGTGCTCTCCTCCTCCGCTGCTCTCGCCCTTTTTCGGCTTGGAAAGGTCGTTCGCATAGTTGAGTTTGAGCGACATCAAGTGGCTGTTGTCCTTGAACGTGTGCGTATCCTCGTCCACATAGAACGTCCGGGAAAGCCCCAGTTCCGGGATAATGATATAAACCCCTATCCCGGAAATAACCTCCGGTATTCCGACGGCCTCCACGCTCAACGTCCGTTCCGGCGTGCTCTTTTCCTCGAGCATACTTTCAATGAGGTCGTTCACCTGCGCCGTCGTTAGGCTCTCGTCCGGCTTGTCAATCTCTTGGAATACGCCGATTTTGCCCTCCAATGTTGAGTTGCTTTTTTCCGCGATAGTGGTGCCCTCTTTGGAAACCATCTTCACGCGGGTTTTGATGTCCTCAATGCTCCGGGTATAGGAGTATGTCGTCAGGTTCGCCCCTACCTCAATCACCCACTGCATGATGTTCTCCCTGCGAGTGAGTAGGTTCAACTTGCCTTTGCTGCTCGAAACGTAATGCCTTATGCCCGTCGCGTCAAAGTCAAGGCTCAAAGCGTCTGCTATCGCGTCGAACGCGGTTGTCTTGCTCTTTGTCAGCTCCGGTATCTTGTAGGAACACTCCGAAACTTCCCCCATCGGGAGGCCGAAGCGGGTGCAGCAGTCCCGGAACACCTCGCTCGCGGTCTTGTTCTCGTAGGTGAATGTGTCCTTGTTGTTTGCAAGGTAAATCCCGTTGTCATACGCCGTAAACTCGAGCATTTTCCGGTTCGTTTGGGTCTGCTTCATAATAATTCCCCGGAAAAGTTCTGCCCCGTTATAACTGAATATGCACTGGTGCCCTTGCTCCACGTCGATTTCGCTCCGGGCGTGTTTGTACCCGTCGTCGTCAATCAGCGTGACGGAAAGTGTGCGGGAGGAGGAGCCTTTTCTGCCTTTCCAGCTTATCTTTTCAACAAGTTGTGAAACGTCGTAGCCCTGTTCTCCCTTGATGATGATTAGGCTTATTCCGTCGGCCATTGCCTCCCCTCCTTATGGAATAGTCAAAACCTGCCCCGCATAAATGAGGTTCGGGTTTCCCCCGATTACCCCCTTATTGGCGTTGTAGATTTTCGTGTAGTCTGCTCCATTGCCGTAGTATTTCTTAGCAATGTTCCACAAGCAATCCCCGCTTTTGACCGTGTAGGTTTTCGGCTGTACCGTGTTGTCAACGCGCGTGTCCTGCTTCTGCACCGTGGCCGTGGCCTTTGGTATATCCACCTTGACCTGCCGGACGGTGATTTCCCGATATTCTTTCAGCGTTATTTCGTACTGGTACGTTCCGGGGTCTCCTCCCTCCTCCGAGTAGTTAAAGTCCTCGATGGAGGCATAAAGGTCTACCCCGCAGGCAGTTGCAATAAAGTGGATAGGTTTCTTGCTCGCTTTCCAAGTATTGATTTTCTGAATGAGGGTCAACGGTTTGGTAATGCTGCTGACCTGTATTCCCGGAAACCTCGCCGCCGGAAAGAAGCTCGAAAACTTAAATTGCAGGGCCGGGCGGCTCTGCATGATGATGATTTCGCCCAGCCCCGTAATGTCCACACTGTCGTTACTGCTGCCGTTCCTTGTCTGAAAGCTCTCCGGTAGGACGGGGAGCTGTATCTTTTCTTTTTCCGCGTTGTAGGTCAACCACATCTGGTATTTAATACTCATACGACAGCTCTCCCTCCTCGTAGATTTCGCTCTGGATTATCTTCATCAGCACAGGTTTCAGGTGCTCGGTCAGGATTTCGAGGATAGCCGCTCTGTCCGCTCCTCCATTTCCGCTTACCTCTATCGCGCCGCTGCCCGCTATCTCGAGCAAAATGCGCTTTACCTGCTCTGTTGCTTTGTCTGCTCCGGCCTCTGCCGGTGTTGAGAATACCTGTAGCGGCCTCCTCTTGTCGTTCAGGGCATTTATCAGCCGGTCGGTCTCCTCGGTCGGGAATACGGTGCTGCCCTGCTCCCCGACAATCAGCTCCGGCCCGTTTTCGCCTGCGATAAAGTAGTCCGTGCTATCGGTCGTCCCGCTCGCGTATGCCGCTGCGGGCCGTGCCACAAGCTCCGGCCCCTGTTCGCCTGCGAGGAATAGGCTCTCCGCATTGGTGGTGCCGCGTGCGTGGCCGGGAACTCCGCTCGAGTTGACGCTCACATTGATGTTTGCGTTCGCGCTCGAAAGAGCCGCCGAAACCGCGTTTGCAACCTCCTGCGCCGCCGCTACCGCGCCACTTTTTCCGGCTCGGATTTTATCTGCATACGAGGTAATCGTGGCACTTGCGGAAGCTGCCGCCTCGTCACTCAGGTTCATGCCGTCGATGGTCGTCTGCATTTCCTGCTCAATAGCGTCCATCTGGGCCGTGAAATCGGTCTGCCAGTCTGCTACGGCTGGCGCAGTCTGCTCCTGTGCAGCCTGTACCTCTCCGACGGTGTTCGCCAGTTCTGCGACTGCTTCCTCATTGCCGTTTTTGATTGCCGAGGCCATACTTGCAGCCAGCCCAGCGGCCTCCTCGCTGCCGGACTGCGCATAGGCCATCAATGCTTCGTAGTTTTCCTGCGTAATGCCCAAATCCTCTGCCGAGGTGTTTTTCAACGTCTCGATGTTGGCCCCGTAATTTTCCCAATACGCGAGCTGGCTATCGAGGGCCGCCTGTGCATTTGCGACGGTGGCCTCCATATCAGCCTCCGCCTCGTCAAATAATCCAAACTGCCCCTCAAAGCTCTCGAGCGCCGCCTGATACGCCTCGTCATAGGCTGCGCAAAGCTCCTCTACCTTTGCCCGAACATTCTCATAGGCAATAGAGACGGCTTCCTCATAGGTTGCCGGGCTTTCGGCTGCTTGCTCTGCTGCCTCCGCAACGGCTTCCCATTCGCCCTCTATCTCTGCTATTGCGGCCTGATTTTCGTCGTAGGCCGCCTGCAAATCCTCAAGGGCACTCTTATATTCGTCCGTGTCGGTGGCCCATGTTCCGAGCCAACCGGTATTGTTATAAAACCATGCGTCACTCAAAAATGCAGCGTTAGCGTCGCTTTCTTGAGATAGCCGCAGGTTCTCCTCTGCTTTTGCGATTTCCTCCTCGAGGTTCGCCTGCTCTTTCAGGAGGTCAACATAGGCTTGCTGCTGCTCCGCGTGCCGTTCCTGCTCCGCTTGAGCCTCTGCCGCCCTTTTCGTAGCCTCGAGCCAATTCTCGGTTCCGCTTGTTACGTCGTCATAGGCCAGCGCAAGGTCTGGTAAATCCTCGTTGAGCTGGGCTATTACTGCTTTTAGCTGCTCCTCCTCCGCTGCTGTGCGGTTCGTTTGGGAAGCCAAGTCCTCTAATTTCTGGATAAGAGAAAGCGTACCTACCTCGTTCTCATTGAGGGCTGTCATGCTTTCCTCGTAGTCCGAAATCAGCTCGTTATGGCTTTCTACCAGTGCGTCAACCTCCGCCGTGAACTCCTCCACGGTCTGACGGTTCGCTTCAAAAGCTGCTGAAAGGTCGTCTACCTGATATTTCAGCCGCAGAGCTTCCTCCGAGGTCTCCCCGTACTTCTCGCAAGCCTCGTCGTATTCTGCGTTGAGGTCTTGCAGCTCGTAATACTGCTGTCGGGTGGTGGCCGTCATGTCTGCGGTTTCGTCCTCTGCGTCCGACATGGGCCGTTCCCGCCGCCACAATGCCTGTTATTGCAAGGGCTACCCAGCCAATCGGCCCAAGCGCGGTGTTCAGGGCTGCGCCAAAGGCGGTAACTGCCGGTATTGCTACTGTGGTAACGAACGTAACACCGGCTATTCCTGCGACTACAACTCCCAGCCCTATGCCGATAGCTGTAATCGCTTTTGTGAGGGTCGGGTGCTCCTGTAGGAACTCTCCTATACCCTGCACAAATCCCGCCAGCGCATTTGAGGCTTTTTCCAGCGTTGGGGTTACAGCCGTTCCAAAGGCTGCGCTTATGGAGTTGCCGGCCTGCTGCCAGTTGTCCCCCATAGACTTCGCCTCGGTGCTTACTTTCCCCAGTGCGTCGTACATATCCAGCGTTCCGCCCTGAATGTTCGCAAGGACAGGTAAAATGCTCGCTTCCAAGTCCTCGTACTGCGTACCAAACAAGGCTACCGCCGTCGTGTTCTTTTCTACCGGGTCGCTCATGCTGTTTAAGGCGTTCACGACCTCGAAAAAGGCTGTGCTTGCCTGCTCCCCGCCTGCGGCAAATCTCGCGGTCATTACGTCCGCGTTCATGCCAAGGTTCTCGAACGCCTCTGCCGTGCTGTCGGAGCCGTCTTTGGCGCGAATATTGAACTCCTTAACCGCGTCGCCTACCTTGTCCATCGAGAACACGCCTGCGTCTGCGCCGTCCACAAGGCTCGAAAGGAACTCTTGCGCAGAAAGACCAAGGGCTGCATACTGTGGCGCATATTCGTTCAAAACGTCGAGCAAGTCGCCGTTTCTGTCTGCGCCCTGCTGCGCGCCGATAACAATGAGGTTATATGCTTCCTCTGCGGATAGGCCAAAGTTTTTCATCAGGGCACTTGCCGTCCGGGAGCTTTCAGACACTTCATATCCGAGCACATTATTCAGGACGAGGCCCGCATTCGTAGCCTCTTCCAATGCCTCTCCGGTTAGGCCCGTGGCCCTCTGCACCGAGGTCATGCCTGCGGCTACCTCATTGAGGCTTTCCGCGTTTGAGTTTGCGAACACATTAGTTGCGCTCGCCATCAGGTTATCCAGCTCTTGCCCGGTCGCGCCCGTGGCCCCGACGATAATCTTCTCCGCCTCGGAAAAAGAATCCGCCAGTTCATAGACCGCGCCGGAAATCTCTTTCAGCGTGGCCGTTATCCCGGCTGCGGCAAGAGCCGAGGCAATCCCCTCAATGGCTTCCTTACCGGACTTTCCGCCTTGTTCGGCCTCCTCGTTCGCTTGCTCGGTAGCTTTTGAAAGCTCCTCTGTAGCGTCGCTGGCCTTACCGTTGGCCTCTGCCAACGCCTCGGCCGCGTGCCCGGCCCTCTCTGCTGCCGCTTCAAGCTGATTTAGGTCTGTGGTGCCGGAGGCCATTGTGCGGTCGTAGGCTTCCATTGCAGCGTCCGCCTCTTGCTGGGCCTGTTCCAGCTCATTCATGGCCTCTGCCGCTTTTTCCGCCGCCTCCGCAAGGTTCGCTTTGACCTCTGCCGAGACCTTTTCGTTATTGGTAACGGATTTTATAGCCTTGTCGGACTGCTCAATCGCGTTACTCAAGCCCTCCTGAATGTCCGCTGTTGCGTCCATGCTCTTTCCGAGGGCCTGCGCCGACTGCTCGCACAGCTCGAACATTCGCTGCTGTTCTTCCAGCGCGTCCGCCGACTTCAATCCCATTTCCACCAATTCCTCGGTGGAGTAAATCGCTTCCAGCGCGCTCCGGTCATAATTGCCGACCGCGCTCGTCCAGTTATCTACCGAACTCTGCAAGCTGTCAATGGAGGTTGCAACCCCATCGACCGAAGAAACCGCCGAGCTAACGCCACCCGAAATGTTATCAAAGGCGGCGTTCGCGGCTGCTCCTGCCTGCTCGAATTGTGCAGCCATGTCCTGCCCACTCTCGGCCATTCTGCCGAGCTTATCGCTCATTTCATCAACGAGCTTAAACCGCGCAAGCAAGTCTGCCATTCTCACCGCCTCCTTTCAATGATGGTGTCACGCCTTACCGGGTTTCTATCCTCCTCAAGCTCCGAGGCTATATAAAGCAGCTGTATCTCTCGCGGCATTTTGTAAAACTCCTCCATGCGGAGGTGGTGTCTCTGCCAGAGCACGCTCGCCCAATAGCCGTCGGAGCCGGGAGTGCTTACGAGTTTTTTGCGGCTTCAAGCTCCTCATCGTCGTTGACTGCGCTCGCAAGGCCAAGGGCCTGCATAACCATGCGGGAAACGTGCTGGTACTCATCCGCTTTCGGAAATACCTTGAGCGGCATATCCGTCACGTCTACGCAATGGTAATACTCCATCAGTTCCTTGTCCTTGAGGTTCGGGAACTGCAACGCCTCTACAATCAGGTGGCGGCTGGCGCGCGCGCTGTCTTTTTCGGTTTTCCAGACAACCTCTCCCATAGCAATCAGCGGATTGCCTTTCTTGTCGGTCGCCATGCTGCGCTTGCGGTATGCGTCGTTAATGCGGTTGATGTCCTCCTGAGACAGTACCTTGATTTCCAGCGGGAGGATATTGCCCTCGTCGTCGGTAATGCTGGGGCAGCCCGGCGCGGTAACGACTTCCGGCTCCATGCTGCGCATAAAATACTTGAGATTCTTCTTTGCGTCTACCATATCGTTCAGTCTCCTTTTCGATAAAAAGTAATAGCCCCTGCGCCTTTGCGCGAGGGGCTATCCCATTAAAGAATATCCTTTGCGTTGAAAGAAATCGCGTCCTCCACGACCTCACCGCCGCTGTCCAGCATAGTCAGCGGCAAATCACCGGTGAGCACACAACCCACGCAGGTTACGGTATTTGCGCCGTAGGTCTTGTAAAAGTCGCTGTTCTTGTCGTCCATAATGCCCTGAATAGTCATTTCTGGGGTCTCATGGCTGTCCTTATACTCGGCCAGCTTCTCCTCGAGCCACTTGGAGGAACGTCTGCGGGTAATGGTGCCCGTAATGGCGTAGCCCAACCAACGGCTGCTGGGTGTCAGCTCGCCAAGTTGTCTGCCCGTCCAAACATCAGGTGTAAATTTGATTTCACACTTAATGCTGTCTGCAATCTCCACCCCGTCGAGGTACACATGGCCCTCGCGCAGGGAAATCGGTGCGTGATTATATTCCATCTGTTATCCTCCTCTCTTATCTCGTGGTGATGGTGAAATACAGCTTTTCCGCGCTGTCTACGGCCTGCAAGCCCACGTTGAAATAGGTCTCGTCGTCCACGCTCTTTTCGCGGTCTACGAGGAAATCCTCGTCGTAGGACACGTTGGTAATCGCGCCCCCATCCTCGAACTGGCGGAGAATGGTCTTGCCGATACCCTCCATAATGCCCCAGCCGTTTTCCTCGTTGTCGTACTTGTTCGGAGGGAAATTGAGCTGCACGGCCTCTTGGAATGTATCGTACACGCGGATAACGCGGTTCTTGCGGTAGCTCTTGTCTTTCTTGTCCGCAAAGGTAACGAGGCTGTTGATGTCATATTCCACCACGACCTCGTCGTTCTCGTTGATAGAGAAGAAAAATTCGCCCGCGTTGATGGCTGCAATAGCCTCCTCATTGCTCTTAGGGCTGACGACAGCAGTCGCGCCCGCGTACTGGATATAGGTCAGGCTCTCGGTGTTGCTGGCCCCTGCGGTCGCTCCTGCGACCCAAGCGCAAGCCTCCGCCACGCTCAAATCGTCCCCGTCAAGGGAGACGCTATTCGTCACGTTGATAACGCCCTCATAGTCCATGCCCGGTGCGTTCGGCATAACCACCTGCACGCCTTTGCCCATGTTGTCGCGCATATATTTAATCTTGGTGAGGGCTGCCTGCTTGATGTTCGCTGCGTCCTCGCCGTCGAACGGGAAGCACACCGTATTGAACTTCACGCTCTCCCAAGCGTCAATGAAGCTGGTAATATCGGTGTTTGTCACGTCCTCGTCGCTGCCGCCCGCAAGGTTCGTCCCTACAGCTTCCCCAAGGTCTCCTGTACCCGAAAAGTCGATATAGGGGTTCTGCTGCGCAATCAGCTCCTCGATGGTGTTCAAGCCCTCATATTCCGAAACCTTTGCGCCGTCGAGGTGCACGATAACGTCATAGCCGCCCAGCGGGTTCACGTCCACAGTAACCGTCAGCGCATTGCCTCTGCTGCCGCCGTACTTGGCAACTGCGGTGAGGGTGTTGGTGCTACCGGTGTCTGCCTTTGTGGTCGCTGCGCTCTCCGGGTATGCGACGTAAGCCGTAAAAATCTCCTCCGCGTCGTCCTTGCTGACAACCACGTTGAAAGAAACATCAGCACCGCCCTGTTCCAGTGCGGCCAGCTTCTTATAGGTTTCAGTCGTCAGGAAATCCGCTGCTCCTGTGATTTTCACGCCGTCGATGGTAATGGCGTACCCCTGTCCTATCAGCGCGGTTACAGTGTCAAACAGCCCGGTATTTTTCACTTCGGTTACCGGTCCGGTCAGTGTCATGGTGAGTTTGCGGCTGCCCTCGTCGTAGTTCAGCGTGCAGCCGGTCAAATCCTCTTTCGCTCCCATGTTCTGCGCGATAGCTTCGCTTACGGCGGTGGAAATCTCGGTGGCCTCCTGTTCGGGCAGGGTCATTTCGATTTCCGCCGTGGCCTTTTTGCCCTCCGTGAGGATATAGGCATAGACCGTAGTGGCCCGCTTGAACGCCTCGCGCAGGAGTAGCATTTGGCGGTTCGGGTCGTTGTCATAAATGCTGTACCCAAAGAGCGCGGCCTGTGCGTCCGGGCTGGCATTCGTCAGTTTGACGAACCGCTTTGCCGGGCCATAGCTCGCTTTCGGGAGGGGAATAATTACAGTGCCCCGCGTGCCGGTGCTGTCTACCGCGTTTTCTCTACCGCTCTCGAAGTTGATATACGCGCCCGGTCGCACCTTGCCAACGAGCTTATCAAATCGTCCTCCGGCCATCTTACTTCACTCCTTTCTTTTTCCAAGCCTCAATATGTGCTCTCATTTCTTCTACGGTGTACTTTCCAGTCATACCGTAGGTTGCGCCCGCGAATGTGCTCGTCGAAACTCCGAAAAGCTGGCGGCAATTCGCGCCCAATTTTTCGACCGTGAATTTCGGCGCGGCTGCCTCTTTCGGGGCGGCCTTTGTTACCACGGTCGTTTTGCGTTTGGTTGCCATTATTTTTCCTCCTTAATCCGGTTATCTGCCGGAAGATTGCAGCGGTATGGCGTAGGTTTCCAGCGCCTCCGCGTATGCGTCTGAAATCTCTTTCCCCGACTTCATAAACACATCAAGGTTGACCGTCTGAGTGCGTGCCCTGTCCTCGAGCGTGTCATTGTACGGTCTCCGGCTCCGCCAGCTTACGGTAAGCTGCGCGGCCCCGTCGTCCAGCACTTTCAGCTCTGGGTCATTTAATCGTACCCAGCTCCGCTCTACCGTGCTGCCGTCCTCCGCTATCAGCGGTACGAGGTTCCGCGCCGCCTTTAACGCCGTAATGACCGAAAAGCCGAGCGAATAGGCCCCTTGTCCCGTCTTGTGGAAAAGTTTGATATACCAAACGTAATCCATGTAGTAGGTCAAAAAGGTCTCTCCGCCCGTGTCAATCTCCGGCGTAGGGAAGTAGGCTGCCGGAACACAGAAATGCTGCGGCACGTTCCAGTAATACGGGGACGGCCCTTGCGCGTTATCCAACACGAACTTGATAATGCTTGCCATTTCCTGCTCAAGCATCCTCTCACCCCCTTAAAATCCGCTGAAATAGCTGTCGAGCCATTCCTGCAATTTAGCTTCTAAAAGCTCCGGGTAGATTTGGCTGAGTATGCGCAATGCGCTCTCCCAGTAGTGCTTGCCCTCTACCCAGTGCTGTTTCAACATCATTCCGCCCTCTGCGGACGGGTCGTAGATGAAGCGGTCGCCCTCCCAATATCCCGGTACAAATCGCCTCGCTACTCCTTTGGTGTTCGTCCAGTGCCCGTCGTTCACATAGCCTGCATAGTCTACGTTGGTGCCGACTTCGAGCGTTAGCCCGTTGTCTGTCAGCTCCCACACGTTTCCGTCGCCGCCTTTTTCAAAGCTGGCAAGTAGCTGCCTGCTGTCTACGACCTTGCGCCGGACAATCTCGTCCTGTAATATCCTCAAAAACTCGTTCCCAAGCCCCTCCAAAAACAGTTCAAACTCTTTTCGGAAATCTCCCTTTGCCGCGCTCTCCACGCGCCCGAAAAATGCTTTCAGGTCAGCCACGTCAATTTCAACGGTATTGCCGCTCACAGGTGCCGCTCCTCCTCAATCTTCTTGATATAGACGAAAAGGTGATGGCTTCTTACATTGACCGGCTGTTCCGCCGTGTACTCCTGCCCGGTCGCGCAGTCCACAATCTTGTCGTTGAGGCGCACGTCCGTTCCGATGGGCAAAGTGAGCTTGATTTTTGCGTCCATCAGGGCCGCCGGTTGGGTTTGCGTTACGCCTATGCTTGCGGAACGCACTCCAAAATGGCAGGTCTGCCCGCTGATGTCCGGTTGCTTTGGGTACGAGAAAGAGGGGGAGGCCGGGAGGTTAAAACCGGGGGAAGCCTTTCCCTCTGAAATATGGTAGATGTCACAGGTGTGGTTCAATAGGTTCTCTAAACTCATAGCCCGCCTCCTTACAGCCGCCTCATACGGAGGGTTATCCCGTTTCGTGGCTCCGCAATTACAAAATCGTCCAGCAGGGCCGCAAGGTCTAACCCGTCAATGCTGATTTGGCTGGTTTCGGAGGTGTAACTGTAGTCGTCGAACGTCTCCGATTTTACGTCCTTGGCAACGAGCGCGGCGTTGTGGCCGTAAGCCTCCGCCAGTATCAAAACTGCCGTTTTGACCGGCTGCGGTATCTCCTTGTAGCTCTCAAAAGTGTTATGCGTATAGGTGATTACATACTGCTCTGCCCTCGCAATATCCACCGCGAGCCTTGTGTCGCTGCGCTTCTGCACCGACGCTATCTCGGAATAGTCCCTTACCTCTTGCGGCGTTACCCACGGTCTATTTGCCACTGTGCTCACCGCCCTTACGCTTCAAGCCTTACCGCCTTGACGTAAATATCCGCGCTGCCGTCTCCGGTCTCCTCTGCAGACAGTTTGGCCGTGAGGGTAACGTCCTTGTCGCCTACGGCGGCGTATGCGCCGTCCTTGGTGATAAAGCCTACCTCATTGAGTTCTGCGCCCTCGAGGTAGCTCACCGGCTCGCTCTGGCCTCCGGTGAGGTTGAGCGTTGCGCTTGCAAAGGCGGTCTTTACGTCAATGCCAAAGCCAACAATGCGGAAACCCGCCGGGAGCTGCACAGGGAGCTGCGTCCCCTCGGCCGCGTCCGTATCTTTGTTTACGGTGCCGATGTAGAACGACTGCTCGATACCGCAAAGCCCCTTATCGTAAATTGCTGTTTTCATCTGCTTTCGCCCTCCTTAATTCTCCTGCAAATCCATCATTGTAGGGCTTCCGGTGGAGTAGTCCCCCTCCGCCCAAAGGATTGCGTTGATATAGTCGGCTTTCTTAAAGCCTTTGGTTTCGACCACCCCGACCTCCGGGGCAATCTCTTTGAGCTGTTCGAGTGTCATTTCCTCGAGTTGCTCCTGCGTATAAGGCTCCCTTTCGGGTTCCTGCGGTTCCTCCGGTTCGGGTTCGCCCGTCACCATGCGGAAATAGCCGGAGGCTACCGCAGCCTTTGCGGTAGCCTCGTCCTCCACAAATACGTCCGGGTGCTCCCGTGTGGCCTTGATGGGGCCGTAGTAAGAGAGGGCCTTAATCAGCTTCAAATGGTAGCTCATGGCTGCCCTCCTCAAGCCCTTAACGATAGCCGTAGCGTCCAGCTCCTCGATAATGGGGTCATAATCCAGATGAACAACGTAGAAACGCTTATCCTGCATAATGGCCTCTCTGCCCTCGGTGGTCTTGCGGATTTGCACGCTATAGGTGTTCACCACAATCAGGTTGCGGGGGTCAGTCAGAAGAATTGTGCCGTCGTCAAGGGACGGGCACTCCACAGCAGGAATGCGGGCCGGGGCGGTGTAAATGCTGTCGGGCACCGCGCCGCCTGCGCCGATAACCTTGTTCAACAGGAACAGCTCCCACTCCTGCGCTCTGCGCGGGGACATCAGCCAACGGAGCTTGCCATTGTTGTACTTGTTCGGGATTTGGGCCAGCGTCTTGTAAAACAGGTCGAGGCTCATTTCGCTCTCGCCGGAAGCGTCGTAAACGTGGCCGCCGTTGGAAATCTGCTTAATCCAGCCGTCATTGATTTTCAGGAAATCATAATCGGCGGTGCCCTCTGCTACCTGCTCGTCGCCGTTGAGGTACAAGTCCTCCATATCTACGCCGAGCTGCGTAGTCATAAGGTTGGTGACGATGTTCTCGAAGTTCTGTCCCTCGATGTTCTCGCGCAGGGTTTCCTCGGTGATTTCCCAAGGCAGACGTACAGCGGTGGTGCTGTACTCAATCTGGCTGGTTTTTACGCCAGCTCTGTAGTTGTCGTCCGTGTTCTCGGTCTTTTTACGGACGATACGGCGGTCAATGCCAATCTTGTCGATTTCACCGGTTTTGGCGGTACGCATTTCATGGCGCACAAGGCCGCCGAGGTTTGTGGCCTCGAAAGTTTGCTGAATAAACCTCCGGGCCTGTTCAGGGTTAAGCAGGCCAGAGGACAGGCTGCCCGTCTCAATGGCCGCTTTGCGAATGATAGTGCTGTTATCCATTGTCTGTTTTCCTCCTTATTTTGGATTAGAGAATGCCATGCAGGTAATGCTGCTCGCCTGCGGATTTTTCTACACCGCCGCCGAGGTTGCTGGGGAGGCCCTTGCTTTTCAGCACCGGGTCAACCGCTTTTGCCACCGCCGCAGTAATCATTTCCTGTACCTGCTCTGCGGTAACTACCTCGCGCTGCGGCTCAAGGGCCTTTTCGATAGCCGCCTCAACCATAGCGTTGATGGTCTCAGGGGTAATCTCGTCAGCCTTGGAGACACAGCCGCCCTTTTTCTTAGCTTCGGTAACGGTGCCCGCCTTTTTCTCCTCGTCGGTTTCTTCCTCATCCGGGGTCTTGGACTCCGTGTTGGTCGCCTTGGCAAAGGCTGTTTCTACAGCCTTTGCGACAATTCCCTCAACTTCCTGTTTAGTCACTTGCTTTTCCTCCTTTTCGGTTCCCTCCGGTTCCTCGATTTCCTCGCCGTCCTTTTTCTTGGTCGGCTCGTTTTTCTCCGGTTCCGGGTCGTCAAATTCTTTGATGAATGTTCCGAGGCTTTCGTAAATGCCGAGCAGCGTCTCTTTGTTCTTGCCGCTCATTTTCTTCCCGGCCTTTTCCACGGGGCGGTCGGTCTGAATGGCCTCGGTCACACTTCCCCCGCCAGTGAGAATACTGGTGATAATCTGTCCGAACTCCTCAAGGCACTCGCGCACCTTGTTCTCGTCAGTCTCGTAAAGGTAACGGCCCGTGATGGGGTCGTATTTATATAAAATCTCCTCAAGGGAGTTAAAAGCGTTCCAAAAGAGCGTACCTTTGCTGCGCTCCTCGTAAAGCTCCGCCATAGCTCCCTTTTCCACCACGTTCAGCCCCAACGCTTTCGCAAACTGTTTCAGCAGCCCTTTCTTCTCGCTGGTTTCTTGCTTGCTCACGTTATCCAACTCTACGTCCTCCTCACTGTAGTTTCCAAGGCCGCCCATAGAGAAGCCTGTGATTTCGCCTTTCTCAATGCCCTCCCACACGCTCTCGTCTGCGACCTCTACGGTCATAAGCCAAGTGCCCTTTTTGATGGTCTCGCCGTCGATGTCAAAATCAGCCTTTGCAATCCAGCTTTCAACGACGTTTGCACCGTCAAGCGGTTCAAAACTGTGCTGTAGGTCAACTTTATTTCCGTTCTTTGCAAACCAGTAGGCCGCTTTGGTGATTTCTGCCTCGGTCATAAAATTGCCATGACTGTCCTCCGCCATCGGCTCGTAAACAACGCCGGTGACGTAGTGATTCTCTGCGTCTGCCTTGACAATTCTGCCATAGGTAGTGAACGTTGCCTTACCTCCGGCCTCTTTCTTGATAAGGAACTGCCGCTTATTCGCTGCCTTGTCTACGAGGGAGACGAATTGGATTTTCGCGTCCGTAATCTCGTAGGCTTTTTTCAAGCCTTTCCTCATGCCCTCTCACCTCCTTTCGCTGTGATAATATAAAAAGCAGCGTCTCCGCTGCTCTTTACCGTGTTCTCTCCTGCCTGCTCGCAGGAACGCTCTGAATGGCCCCGAGAGGGCCGTTATTTATCCGGTGGGTAAATTGTCTGTGAGGACGCTTTGGAGGCAGCCTGCGCCACGAGAGGCGGCAACAGGACTATTCCTCCTCGATACCAGCTTTCGCCTTGTTTCTCGCGTCCAGTTCTTTCTCCCACTCGTCGTCCATTTCATCAATGGCCTTTTGCTGTAGCCTCTGTCTCTCCTCGAGCGGTAAGCCCAACACCTCCTCGCTCACCACCGGCTGCGAAATGCAATGGCAGTTTATGCTTTCCTCTGGCGGGAGGTTGGGGTCTCTCGGGTACATCGGGTAATAGGTTCCGCCTTTAGCGCCGCGCAGCTCAAAAGGCTGGTCTACTGGTACTCGCTGCCCGTCCATAGCTATGTGATTCTTTCGCGGGTCGTTTCGATAGCTCCCTGTGTGCTTCCACATCTTCTCGCCGACCGCCGGGCTTTGCATAAATGCCTCCTGCTGCGCAACACTGTGCGCCCGTAAAACCTCGGTGACGGCCACGCGGCGGGCCTTGTAGTGTTCGTCCCGTATGCCGCTGTCAAGGATAGCGCGGGTGAACTCTTCAATGCTGCTGCCGTTTTCCAGCCCCTTGTTGAGTATGCGCTCAATTTCGGTATGGCTGTTCAGCTTCATAATCTCTCCGAGGTCTTTGCTCCATGTCCGTACCCATGCGGTCGTGCGCTTTGAGACTTGTTCCAGCTTGAGGCTGCGGTCTGTCTGCTCAAGGTAGTAACCTATAAACTCCGGCATAAACTCGCCTAGTTGTTCCGCAAAAATGGCCGCGAGTTTTTCCATCAGCTCGTCGTTGAGCTTCACTCCCGGCCATATCTTCTCTGCGAACGTCTCAAGGTCAACGGCCTTGCCCGCCTCGTTGGTGAAATAATCGGTCTCGTCCAGTAGAGCCTCCGCTACCTGCTCCTCCATATCCTCGATGAATTGGCGGGTCTTTTTCGGGTTGAGGTAGCCCTCCTCCCCGAGTGCTTCCTCGAGGTCGTCGTCTGCTTTTTGGATATATCTGTCAATGGCCTTTATCAGGGGGCCGCAATCTAAGCACATAATCACTGCCCCCCGTCCATCTTCACCAACAGCCGCTTTACTTCTTTCATCACGGCCACTACCGCGTCGTCATGCTGCGCTGCCGCTTTCTGTATCTGCCGCTGTAGGCTCATTGTAATGCCACCGAGGTCGAATGTTGCGCCGCCCGCCTGCTGGTTCTTGTAGGCCAGCGGTATATCTCCCCAAGCTGCCTCCTCCGGGTTCTCTGGATAGTCCTCCGCGTCCTCACCAAGGGCCTCGTAAACAATCCTCTTTGCCATATTCGGCGTGAGGCCGCCTGCGCTGTTCGCTACCGTCAACAGCTTTTGCAGGTCGTCCGGGTTGCTGATGTCTGGCTCAAGGAAATACGCCTCAACGAACTGAAAGTGGTAGCCATTCAGGAGGCGGTTGTTAATGGCCCACGCAAGGCTTTTGCGCTCTGGCTGGAATACCTGCTCCTCCGTGACCTCCTGCGCGGTCTGCGCCGTCGCCCGGTTGAAGTCGGTCGTATAGCCAACATATAGGTCTGGAAGCTGGAATGCGGACTGAACCTTGCGCCGGTTGTTGTCCATGTATTCCTGAAAAAGCTCGTCCTTTTGGAGAATACTCGCAAGGTCTTTGACCTCGATTTCCGGCTTCTCCTGTTGGTCGAAATCGGCGCGGGCCTCGGTTGCTTCGGTCTCGAGGACAATAAAGGCGTGCTGCCCGGCCTCTCCCTTGATGTCGTTCATATACTGCTGTAGCTTCTCAAAGCTCTCGTCCGTCAGGGTGCCGCCCTTAACCATAATCATCAGCGGGGTATGCCGCCCGTTGATAAAATAGTTGTTGTTCAGGCTCTCCGCCCTGCGGCTACCGTCTACGCCGAGCACTTGTCCTATCCAGCGCACCGTACCATACGGCTCAGTCCCAATAGTAAACTCCAACAGCTCGTTGGCCTGATATTGCAGCTCAAGGGTTTCGCCCTCCTCGAGATACTTCCCGTCTCGCATATCCATCACGCGGGGGTCTCCAAATTCTTTGAAGTAGACCACCTTGCCGCCGATTTCCTGCTTGTACTTGCAATAGCGTTTCTTTCGCTCAACTTCCTGCCCGTGATGGTAGTAGCTGGTGGTGATATAAGGGTCAAGGGGGCGGGACTTCCATACGCTTTCGGTCTCCTTGACGAACTCAATCTGCACAACCTCGTCCGCCACGTTTCGGATTACCTCAAGGTACGCTATACCGTAGGTCTCGCGCGCCTCAATGATGTCCTCAAATACCTCTTTGGTGTCCTGCTCAATGTTCAGCAGCTCGATAATCTCCTCCGCCCGCTGGAACTCCGCCGCCATTTCCGGCGTTTCCTCGGTGTCCTCGATGTAACGAACGCCAATGCCGAATCCTGCGATATTGTTCTTATAGGCGCGTATGCACTGGGGGAGAATAGTGCTGTTCTCTACGAGCTTCGCCAGCCCACGCATATCATGGCGCGGGGTTATCCAGTCCCCGGCGTTGTATGCTTCCTGCTCTGTTACCTGTACGGGCGTGTCCGCCTTTTCAATGAGGCTCTGCTGCGATTTAATCACGCGCACCTCCATATTTGCCCGCTTGCTTTTAGCCATTCTTTCTCACCCCTCTCCTCTTTGGCGGTTTTACTGGTAGGCAAAGAAGTAACACGCAGTCCGCCTCGTCCGGGGAGGGCTGCCCGCGCTTCTTCACCGCGTCTTTGCTCTCAATCTTGATTTTGCTCGCCTCCGTCAGCGCGTACTTGCGCCCGGAAAGCTGTGCTACGAGGTCGTCGTCGTCCGGGAGTATCAGCTCTACCGGCTTTCGGTTGCCGTCCTCGTCGTAAGGCTGTAACAGCTTTTTCACGACGGCCATCATATAGGTGGTGCTGTCGTGGTAATATTTGTGCTTAATTCGCTGCCCGAACTTCACCGGATAAACTTCCAGCCACCAGAAACGCTCCGGGTTGTTCCGCTTTACTTGCCGCAGGCGGTCTACTACGCCGCCGCCCACGCCGCCGTCGTCTATTTTGACGGGTATCGGGCTGTCGAGTTTGTACCTCTGTACCAGCTCCTCTCCCAACAGGATAATGTCGTCCGCCGTTTTCATGGTGTCCTGCCCCTGTCGTTTCCGGTAAAATGTCACCTTTTCGTCTACCTTGTACCCGATTACCGTCTTGTCGTCTCCAAAACGAGCAACGTCGCACCCGATATGCACTAAATCCGGGGTTTTCCGTGGAGAAAACTCTGTTTGAATGGAGTTTTCTACGAGTGAAATCGGAATAAATATGTCGTCCTCTTGCAGCGGGAAGTCTCCGGCCACTCGGACGCGAAACACGTCGCTGTCCTCGCCATACATTCGGATAATCGTCTCAATGAAGTCCTGCGATACCCGGCTGCTCTTTCTGCCGTCAATGTGGAATGTCGAGTAGCTGGCCCGGTTCTTATTGTGGCTATCATAAAAAAAGCCCGACAACTGCGTCGGGTTTCCGCACATTAGGAGCCGCGCGCCCGGCGTTGAAAGTGCGCCGAGCACCGGCTCAAATATCGTATCGTCTACACCGCTGGCCTCGTCGATGATGTAAAGGACGTGTTCAGCGTGGAAGCCTTGCAGCGCGTCCGGCTTGCTGGCCGTTCGTGCTACCGCGAACCATTCCTCCGGGTAGCCTCTCATGTAGACCTTTTCTTTCGTCCAAACAAGCTCATTCGCAAGGGGTTTGCTGTGCCGCAGCCACTTGCTTACTTCCGCCCATAAGATGTCAAATAACTGGTGCTGCGTCGGGGCGGTACAGGGGATTTTGGGGAATGGCCGGGTCGCCATAAACCAAATGACGGCCCACGCCTCCACCGTGCTTTTTCCTACGCCGTGGCCGCTGCGCACCGAGGTCATGGTGTTGGCCGCGAGGCTACGTAGTATTTTCGCCTGTTCCTCGTCCGGGGTCGCTCCGATAATGTCCTCTACAAATTCTACGGGGTGGTCGGCGTAGAATAATATCGCCTGTTCTAACTCACTCAACGCCGTTTCCCTCCCTCTTTTTGTAAACTGAAATTATCGTGTCCGCGAGTTGGGTAGGCGCGTCGCTGCCTCCCTTGCCGCTCTCCTCCTCGAGTGTACGATTCAGCCGCTCGAGGTCGGTTGCCATTTTGATATACTCTTTGATGTCTTTAGGGGACATATCCTCGACTGACAAGCTACTAAGGGCTTCAAGGGCTTTCTTTTGGAGCTGCATTGCTATACCAATGTGCCGTTCGGTCATGGCCTTGCGGTCTTTTACCGCTTTAGCCCGCGCCTCTTTTTCCAGCTCATTGTCGTAAGCTCTGACGCGCTCCTGCCAGTTCCACGCACTACTCCATTTCCCGATTTGCGTCCTACTTTTGTCTAACCTTTGTCCAACCGCCCTTATACTGCGGTCAGACCCCATATCCCGGTAGGTAACAAACGCCTCGTATGCCTGTGCGCTCTCGCCCTTTTGACGTTCCCACGGCTTATCAGTCCATTTCGGCATTGTCCTCCTCTCCTTTACTGGTAGCCCCGGTTTATTCGTCTAAACCAAACATCTTTTTATAATAATCCAACTTTCCGCCTAATTCCTCCTGCATAAGGCCGTAGAAAGACTGGTTATTGATTTTCTTATTGATACCGGCAATCTGGTTCAGACTTTGGAAGCACCCGCCCGTGCCTATCTGCTTCATCAGCTCCGTAGGCTCCGGGTTCTGGCCGTTCATCAGCATACAGAGGTTGTACTCGTTTCCCTTGAACCCCTCAAGCCCATCAATGCCGCAGCACGTCATGCTGTCGCCCATTGCGCGGAGCCGGTTCTCTCCGGCGTAGAACTTTAGGCCATGCCGGTGGCACTCTGCCTTGATTGCCTCGAAGTGCGGGCGCAGTACGTTCAGCGGGTAGCAATGGTCTCCGCCGATTTTTACCATGCCCTTTTTGGCCTTGTAGAACTTCATGCCCTCCACCACTACGCCGTAAACCCCTGCGGCGGCCAGTCGGGGGATATTCGCCATAACGTCCTTGAAAACCTCTGGCATATACGGCTGTATGCGGACGATTACTCGCTGCACTCTGCCCGCGAGCGTTTCCACGATTTTCAGCCGCTCCTCGTAAGGTGGGGTTCCGGGTTCGAGCGGGTCATATTTGCTACATACCATGCTCACCTGCACAACGCAGTTGGATTGCGCCAGCAGGTCGAGATATTCCGGGTCTACCACAAGCCGCCCCTTTGTGCTTACCACGAATGGGTATTTGGTCTCCGCCAGCAGCTTTAAGCACTCGTAGGAAGCGCGGGTATTCTTTTCGATAGGCTGGAATGGGTCGCTCATGCCGCCCCAGTGAATAGGAATATTCCAGTCGCACCACGCCGTCTCGCGTCCTCTCTTTCCCTCGATGAATGAACGCAGGGCCTCCACGGTTTCGTCGCGCTGTATCTTCGCAATGTTCTGCTTCTTCTGCGCGAAGCAGTATTTACACCCGTGGCTGCACCCCTTATAGGTATCAAAGCGCACCGGGAGATTGCACAAAATAACCTGTGTGCCACATTTGCACCCCATTATATCTCCCCCTTTGCTTTCTGAATGATGGTCTCAATCAGAGCTTCTTTGCCGTAGTCCTTGACATAGGCTTTCAGCTCCTCTTGGTCTGCTTTATCGAATGTCAGGCTCACGTTGAACAGCTCCTCAATGGCCCGCAGCTCCTCGTCTACGGTGTCGCCGTCTATAAGCCCGTCGATGTCATTGGTGAGGCTGTCGATTTCCTGCTGCGTGAAGCCGGTGAGGGTTGCGTCGTCTCCCAGTTCGGTCAGCAGTTCGGCCAGCTTTTCCTCGTCCCAGCCGCCCTCGATTTTGTTGAGGGCCACGTTGAGCTGCCGCTCCTGCATTTCGTCGAGGTCTACTACCGATACGTCTACCTCGGTCTCTCCCTCGTTCTCGAGGACGGTGAGCCTCTGGTGTCCTCCCACCACATTCCCTGTACGCTTATTCCAAACCACCGGGATAAGCATACCGTAGGTGGTAATGCTCCTGCGGAGGTTTTCATATTCCGTGTCGCCGGGGATAAGGTCTATCCGGGGGTTATATGCTGCCCGGTTGAGTTCGCTGATTTTCTTTCGCTCAATCTGCATTACAATACCCCCTTAACCTTGTTGATGATGGCCGTCGCCAGCTCCGCTTTGGCGTTATCGGTCTTTTTCATGTAGTCCTCTACGGTTTCTCGCGCTCCTGCTGGGAGGCTGAACGTCATGGTAAAGGTGTTGCGCTCTTTCCCGTCGCTGTAGCCGGAAAAGTCCTCCTCCATCAGGTCTTTAATATGGTCGTACTGCATAAGGAGGCTTTGCAGCTCCCAATCCTCGAAGCCTGTTACCTCCATGCCTCCGGCCTCGTCAAGCTCCTGCAAAAGGTCTGCCAGCTTTCCGATGTCCCAGCGGCCTTTCACCTTGTTCAAAAGGACGTTCAGGATTTTCTCGTCGTGGTCGTCGAGGTCAACTACAACGCACTCAATATCCTCTGTTCCCTGCTCGAGCAGAACTTTGAGGCGTTGGTGCCCGCCTACGACGTTTCCGGTGCGCTCGTTCCAGATAATCGGCTCGATGTACCCGAACTCCTCTATGCTCCGGCGCAGTTTCTTGTACTCTGCGTCGTCCGGCTGCAAATCCTTTCGCGGATTGTAGGCTGCCGCTTTCAACTGCGACGCTTTCAGCGTCCGTATCTCCATATTATCTCTCCTTTCCGCCCTTTTTCGGGGCAATTCTCCCCGTAAAAAATCGCCGTCCTATGGAAATCTCCACAAGACGGCGTTTTCTCTCCGTGATTTTACAGGATATAGTATATCACTCTCCATAGTGAAAAGTAAATGCCCGGATATTGCCCTGCCGGTCTCTCAAAGCTGCTCAATGCCTCCCACGCCGAAGAACAGAGCCGTCAAATCTGCTGCACATACGTCTATGTCCTTATATACCGTCCTTTTGTCGATGTGTTCCTGCCGCGCAATCTCCTCTGCGGTCGTGTAATTTTCAGCAATGTAAAGTCCCTCGAGTACGCGCCAGTGCCTTTTGTCGTCCTGCCTGCTTGACCTCTCGCACATAATCCGGTAGCAGTCCAGCATTTTGTTTACATGGGTCATAATGATTTTCGTGGCAAGGTAGTTCTTTTGAATGCTCTCTACAAAAATCTCCTCGTCAGCCGGGCGGCCCATGCTGCGAATAACGTCCTCAAAACTCTCGTCCGCCTCCTCTGCGGCCTCGGTGCTGAATACGGCATTTTTATAATACTCGTTCAGCCTCCGGTAGTTCCGCAGCAGTAATTTGGTGTTGTGGTACTTCCAATCATATTGCTGCTTGCGGTAATTCTTTCTTTCCCGCTCCACCGCCCTTACAGCGGCCTTTGCACCGATTTCAGCCCCTGCGGTTGCCCCAATGGTTACGCCGAGGTTCACGGCGGCCTCAATCTTTTCGTCAATCCCCCTCATGCTGGCCTCGACCGCTGCTGCGACCGCCGCCTCTATGAGTACCTGTGTTTCGCTCTTTTCCTGTTCGTTTTTTCGTTTCATGGAGATAACTCCCTCCTTATTCGCTGTAATTTGGGAGTTGCCTCCCTTGCCACTTTTTTACGGCCAGTCCCAATAGTCCGGGTCGTCTTTATGCTGCTGCCAATCCGGGTCTTTCGTCTGCTTGTCGATGGCGTGTACCCACGGTATGCTGATTCCTACCGCCGCTGCTATGCAAACTGCTATCCCTATCAGATACTCCATACCCGTGCCCTCCTAAAGAAATTGGAGAACGCCGCCGATGTATCTGACCTTGTATTCCTGAACGTCCTCCGGCGTGATGTACTTCCTGCCGTAGTGCTCTTTCATATCTCGGAAAACCGGCCACGGTATGCGGAAATACTCTTGAAATCCGAACGATACCATCACGAAGCATTCAGCGCCGAGTGCCATGTGCCGGTCGAGCTGTTTCTCCTGCTCCTCGCTTATCACGCTCCGGCTCATGCGGTCTGTGTCTGTGTGCTTTGCCTCAAACACGATGGCCCGGCCACCGGCCAGCGTCCCTTTGTAATCCGGCTGCGCCGATTTGGTGTAGCACGCCAAAAATTGTCCCTTGCTGTTCGGGCGGCCGAGGGGCTTCATCGGCTCCGGTGTTTTGGTTATCTCGGCCACTCCCTTGAGCCGGTAGTGCCTGCAGGTCGCCTCAATCATGGCCTCCCAATGTTCTCCGGCCACGCGGTTACGCTTTCCTGCCATAACTGCCCTGTAGTGCTGCTGCGTCTGGTTCATTCTATCAGCCCCATTTCTACGGCAAGCTGTGAAACCTTGTACGCAATTCCGCTTTTAATGCCTTTGCATTTGCCCTCCGAAAGAGCCTCAAGGAGCTGCTTCACCGCCGAGGTGTCTCCGATAGGCTCAGTCTGTTCGGGGCAGTCCTGCGCCACGCTGGGGCCGCTGGCAACCAGTTCCGCGTCCGCTGCCCGGTGGAACGTCTCTACGAGCTGCCTGTCCGTCATTTTTCGCAGACGCACGGCCTCCTCATGGATTGAAAGCTCCTCCGCCGTGTATCTGCACTTTCGTTTTTTGCTCATGGTCTTTTGTCCTCCTGCCTTATGTGCTCGCGCCCTCAATAGGGCCGCCCATTTCCAGTTCTTCAATAACGCTCTCTATCAGGTCTTTCGCCTCGCTGTCGCCCGCTGCGCCTGCCGCGTCTTTGAGCCGCGCTATAAGCTCCTGCATATCCTCCCCGGCGTAAAGGTAAACTCCACCGGGATAATAGCTTGAAACTTTGAACGCGAGGAGCGCGGTATTGTCAACCTCTACAGCCTGTATTAGCCCGTCGTCCCCAAAATCCACGGTTACATCCGCGAACATCGAATAATACCCGTCCTCATTCAACGTCATATCCAAGGAGACGCTTTCTGCCGATATTTCTCCGGTCGGAACAAACGCCTCTACCGTGCCCTCCTCCGGCTGCTGTCCGCACCCCGCAAGGGTAGCCGCCATAGCCAATGTAATGAGGCCTGCTATCAATTTCCTTGCCATTTTTGTTTCCTCCTCTCCTCCCCGGAGCTTTCGCTCCGAGGAGTGATTGATTTTTGATTAGATGTCAAAGCCCGGCGCGAAGCCCAGCGAATTGTACGCAGCGTCGCTGCTCGCGCCCCCGCCCGTGTAGACAAAGCAAAAGAAGTTCGAGAACGTCGCACTCACGGAGCGCAGCCAATACGGGTATGTCCCCTCGTCTCCGCATTCTTTTACGCGCTCGCGCTCTTTTTGGAAGATGGGGAGCTGGAAGCTGTCGTCAAGGTCGTTCCACCAACAGTTCTCCGGCGTGCCGAACATATCCGTTGCCGATGGCAGCCACATGAGGTCTGCATACTCTAACCGCTCGCCGTCAATTTCCTCTACCATCTTGCGGGGCTTCATCAGCTCGCGCCATTCCTGCGCAATGTGGGGGAGAATGTCAACAAGGACGTGCGCCCGGCCCTTGCTTTTGTAATATCCACCTTTGTTGGTGGCCTCGTCGTTCATCACCGCCTCGTCCCAACAGTCCTTGAATACGAATCGGGCCGTATTCGGGTCGCTGTAAGCGCATACGACGGTGACGCTCCCGCCCGTGTCGAGGGGAATATCAATCTCGTCATAAGGGGAGACCACTTCATCGATGTTGCCCTCCTCTTTGGCGGTTTTTAAGTCCTCCGGGGTGATGTCCTCACTCACAAACATTCGGAAATTGCAGGCTGTGGGCGCAGGCTGGGGCGGGAAAACGAGTTCCGCACTGTCCTCTCCCTTGATAAGCAGTTCCCCGGTCTCCGGCGTGTCTTTTTTCGTTCCCAACGCCTCCAAAATGCTCTTGGTTAAGGTGTCTGCCCCGTATTCCACTCCTGTAACTTCGATGGTGGTTTCCTCACTGTTGAGGGGGATTGTTCTCGTGTGCTTGATTTTGATGTCTGCCATAGTCTTTTCCTCCTATTTGTACTCTTTACCGGTTTCTTTGTCTCGCAGGGTAATGCGCCCTACAACCTCGAACCCGGCTAATTCCGCCGTTTGTTTCAAAATCGGTATCAATCTGCTTATAACTGCAAGGCGTTCTGATATTTCCTGCTGCCGTCCCCGTCTCCGTGGTAAGTGATGGCTGCGTCGATGATGTAGTCCTGCCGGTAACCCAGCCCCAGCCCGTCCAGCCCTTTCGGGCCGCGCTTGGCAATAGTGCCCGCGTCCGGGAATCCGCCAAACCTCTCGCACAGCCGCTCAATGCAGCCTTTTATTCTGGGGATATTGTTGTTCTGGCTGATAATAAAGCTCATAATCACTTCCCAAAGTTCCTGCCGCAATATGCGTATTCCCCTCGCTGCTCTCACAGCGCGGTAAAGGTATTCTCCTGTGTCGCTCCGGGTTCTCAGTTCTTGTTCGTATTGCTCGTAGGGCGTCTTGAGGTCGAAATAGTCCTCCCACACCGTCCGAAAATCCTCTAAACTGCAATCCAGCTCGACCTCTCCATTTGCTCCAACGTGCCTCGCGTTAAGCACTTTTCCAAACGCCGGTATCTGGTAGGCTTGTTCTCCGGTCTTTTTCCACCGGAAGCACTGGCCGCTCTCGGCAATCTTATCAAGGTTTAGGTAGGTCGCTAAAATTATCATTGCTCTTGCTCCTCCTGTAGGAAATCCGCAAGCAGGTTCATTTGTCCGGGTATCGGCTCTTTCGCCTCTGCCTCCTCTTTTTCTTTTCGGAGGCACTGACAGCCGTAGCCCCTCTCTACCGCCTCTTTGCTGGTGAGGAGCCTCCCGCACCGCTTGCAGCGTCGTACCTGTATGGTGAATACCTCATCGTCCATAATGTCCCTTTCCGGGGTCATACGCTGCCCCTGATATCTGTCCACGCCATCGTCATAACGGTGCTGGTCTCCCGCAAGCGACTTATAATTGCCACAATTTTGGTATTATCAAAGCCTTTCGGGGTCAGCGCGTTTATAAGCGCGTCGGCGTTATAGTTGGTTGTGACAATGGTGGGCTTCATGTCCTCGTACCGGTCGTTCAGGATGGAGTAGAGCGTGCTCATGCTCCAATCGCTGCACTGTTCCTTGCCGAGGTCGTCTATAATCAGCAGGTCAACCCTTTTGTAAACGTCGAGTACCTGCGCCTCGTTTACGGAACTGTCGTCAAACGATTTCTTGATGTCGAGCAGGAGGTCGCTCGAGGTCTTGCAAATAACCGGTATGCCCTCTCCGATAAGCTGCAACGCTATTGCCGCTGCGAGGTGTGTCTTTCCGGTTCCGTTGGTTCCCTCTATGTAGAGGCCGTCGCCTCTCGCTTTATGGAGCGGGAAATTATCGGCGTACTCCTTTGCAATGGCATAGTTTTTCTTTCGCCCCGGCGTATCACATCGGAAGTTCTCGAATGTGCGTTGCTGGAACCGCTTTTTGATACCGCTCCGCCCTAACAGCCTTTCAATGCGCTGCTGCATGGCTTTTCTGCGCTTTTCTTCCTCCTCGGCGGCTTTGCGCTCTGCCTCTTTTCGGTCATATTCCTGCCAATAGGCTTTCGCCTGCTCGCAATCGCAGCGCGGTAAAAAAGGCTGCCACATCAAAACCTCTCTTCCGAACACAATGCCCTGTGGTTCCAACGTCTTGCCGCAATACTGGCACTTGCCTGCCTCCGGCGGTTCCTTTCTGATTTTCAGCCCGCGTTCGCGCGCCTGATGCGGCGTTACGAAATTATTGGTTCCCCTTGAAGCCTCCCGACGGCTTGAAGCCTCCGGGGTCGGTTTGTTGCCCAGTATGTCCCCTATCCGGGTAAGTTCCCCGTTGCTCATAGCTGTTGCCTCCCTCCTGTGGATATTCATTCAAATAACCCTTGGCGTTCAGCCAGCTCGCCGGGTTAGGGATATATTGTCTTTCCCGAAATCTGCTGTCATACTTTTTCGCCATTTCTACGGCCTGTATGATTTTCTCCGTCATGGTCTCATCGGGCGGCGGGCTGATTTTAGCCCACGCTCTTTCCGCTGTTGCAGGGTCTACCTTTTTCGGGTAAGCTGAATAAAACTTCTTGAAAAGCTCCTGCTGTTCAGCGGATAAGCAGCTCGCACGTTTGGGTTTCTCCTCCGATTTCTTTGGTCTGCCTCGCTTCTTTGGTTTTTCCGGCTCCGGTTCGGGTTCCGGCTCCTGCTGCGGCTCCTCCGGTCTTTCTGTGAACGGCCTTGTCGGGGCCGATACTGTACGCTTGGAATAAACGTCCTGCAAATTGTCCACAAGGCTCTGGCACCAGATAATTTTGTGTTCTTCCCACAACTCTTTGTCGATGTTTCCGAGGTCAACAAGCGTCTCGATTATCTTGCTGATATTCTCCTGTTCCATCTTCATCAGGGCTACGAGGTACTTCTCGTTTGCGGTCTCTGAACAGTCGTAGTAGTGGCCCTCACTGCGGCACAACAATTCGAGGAGCTTAAACCAAAAGGCGTACCCGTCGTTTCCCCATCCATCTTCAAGTATGAAGCGCGTCCGGCTGTCCGTACTGACGAAATGTGGGAAATAGTCTACCGTCTGTTTTCGTGGTCGTCCCAACGACTACACCTCCTTTTCGGGTATTTCCGGGGCTTTTCGCCCCGGATAACCCCGTTAATTACTCATAAATAACTTTGCTGCCCTCTGGCGTTTTCACCACGTCCACGCTCTGCGGGAAGCGTGATTTCATGGCCGGGTCATGGGTAATTGCCATTACCTTGAGGTCGCTGTATCGCTGCTGGATTGCCTCGAGCGCGTCGCAATAGGCTTGTACGCCGGGAGCGTCGAGGAATGGGGGCTCGTCAATAAACAGGAACCCGAGTTGTACCCCGGCCTTGCTGCTCTTGATTTCGGAGAGGGCAAGGATAACCGAGAGGGCTGCCTTGACGCGCTCGCCGCCGCTTCTGCTCATATACGGGAGCCGTCCGGTGTCGCTGTCGTTGATGATGATGTCAAGGGTTGTGACTTCTTTCTTGCTGTTGGATTTCAGTACCTTTTCTGTCACAAACTCCACACTCATGTGCCCCTGCGACATCTGGCCGAGAATGTTGGTGGCCGTCGCCTCAAAGATGGGAATAATGCTTCGGATAATGTTGTGAGGAATGCCGTCCTGCGAGAATGCCTTTTTCAGTTCCTCATATCCTGCCGCCTTGCCTCCCAGTTCGTTCATCTGCCGTTGCAGGTCTGCCGCCTCTGCCAGCTTCTTTTCGGTCAGCTCGGCAAGCTCTTTGAGGCCGCCCAAGTTCATCGAAACTTCCTGCGCTGCATTTCTCAAATACTTGGTATCTGCCTCCGCTGCGTCCACCTTTGCTTGCAGCTCCTCTTTTCCGACTGTCTTGCTCTGCTCCAAAGCCAGTTCCTCTCGAGCCTCTGCGAGGTCAGTTTCAATGCCCTCGAGCTCTGCCTCGAGTTCAAGAACGCGCTGCGCCGCTGCCACTTGCTTCTCTTTTTCGAGCCAGTCGCTTTGCAGGGTGATGGCCTGCTGCAGGTTCTCGTAATCTCTGCTGTATGCCTCTGCCTGCTCGAGCCGCTGGACGATTTCTGCCAACTCCTCCCGGCCTCTTTCTGCGGTGCTCTCTGCGCTCAAAATAGATTTTTCAAGCTCACTGGCGCGCTCGTCCATGAGAGCCAATTCCCTCCGCAGCGCTTCAAGGTTGTTGTAATCCTTTTCGGCTGCCTCGAGGAGCCGCTGGGAGGCTCGCATAGCCTCGATTTCCTCTGGTATGTGTTTCTTGTCGGCAAATGCCCGTTCAGCCACAGAAACAGCCTCTGCATTCATCTGGCGGCCATTCTCGTATTCCTCCTCAAGTGATACGAGGGTGTGCTCGGTGGCCGGTAGTGCCTCCTTTGCTTCCAGCGCGTCTGCAAGGAACCGGCAAGTTGCATTTTCCGGTGCTGGGCAACCGCTGTTGTTCAGGAGCTCCACTTTGCTCTTGAGGGTCTTGATTTCTCCCTCAATGCGCGTCCGGGCTTCTCTGTAGTCTCGTTCGAGGCGTTCCACCTCTGCCTGCGCCAGCGCAAGGTTATCTTTGGCAGCCGTATATTCCGGGAGCAGGGCCTCAAGCTCTACGAGCCTTTTCTCGCCCCCTTGATACTGTTGGTGCTTTTCTTCCAGTTCTGCCGCCCGTTCAAGTGCCTGTTTTAACGGCCCAATCTTGGTAAGCGTGATAGCCGCTTTCTTTTCTCGCAGTTCCTTTGCCGAACGTTCTGCGAGCGTAATCGTGTCCTCAAGCTGCTTTTTCCGGGTGATAAGGTTATCGTAGGTCGCTTTGCCCTTAATCAGCTCTTTTTCTTGCTCGAGCAGGGCGTGGTACTTTGCTACGCCTGCCGCGATTTCTGTCTCCTGTGCGAGGATTGTGTCCGCCGCCGTGATAATTCCTACCTGCACGGTCTTAGTGGTCTCTTTGGACGATTTCTGCGCCGTGAGGGAGGTAATCTTGCTGTTTAGTCTGATTACTCGCCCCACTGCCTCTAACTGTGTGTTAAGCTTCACCTTGAGGCTGTCCGTCTCCGCCGCTTTCTTTACCGCCGCTTCCTCGAAGCTCTCGAGGCGCGCCTCCTGCTTTTTTATCTCTGCTTCCAGTTCCGCCCGGTCAAGCAATCCCGAGGTGATTGTGTCAACTCGGTCTGCCAGCGAGCGAATTGTCCGGTTGGTCTCGGTCGCTCTGTCCGCCGCAAGTGCCTCCATGTCTCCGTAAATCCCCAACCCCAAAATGTTGCCGAGGATATTCATGCGGGCCTCTTTGTCCGCCTGTAGGAATAGGCCGTACTGGTCTTGCATGATAAGGGCGCAGGCTTTCAGCGTCAGGCTGTCCATGCCGATGATGTTGATGATTTCCTGCTGCGTGTCCTTGAATTTCTCCTTGCTGCGGTCTACCCATTCGCCCTCGACGTACTCCGCAATGTTCAGAGTCGCCTTGCCGCTTTTCTGCCGGGTGCGGGTGACGCGGTAGAGGCGGTCGCCCAGCTTGAACGTGAACTTGATGGCCCCGCTCCGGGCCTCCGGGTCGTTGCAAATCCAGCCCGTCAGCTCGCCCTCTCGCGGCTCCTCGTAGAGCGCGTCCAGCATCGCGTCCATAAACAAACTGCTCTTTCCTACGCCGTTACTGCCGTTGATGGTGCAGAAGCGAATACCGTCAAAGCTGAATTTCTCCTCGCGGTAGTTGCGGTAGTTCTTGACCTCAATCTCCACCGGGACGAACAGCCCTGTGTGCCGCTCCTGCGTGGCCTTTTCCGTGGCCTCCGCAATCAGGGGCCGGGCCAGCTCGACCAGCTCGCCAATGCGCTCCGGCGCGAACTCCTTTTCATCCAAGTAGTCCGCGAGGTTGCTCTCCGGGGTGCCGTCTGCGTCCATGCTCCGGCGGTCTATGGTGATGGTGATTTTCTGTGGGGTGATTTCCTGTACCCAAAAAGCACCGTTGTTCATCAGAAAGCCCTCAAGCGTTGCATGGTTAAATGCCTTGTTGTGCTCGTCTGTGCAGTTATAGAGGACGCGAACAACCTTGTCTTGGATTTCATAATTTTCAATCGGAAGCAGGTCATATTCTCCGTCGTTAAGGTTCGCAATATCCTCGTCCTTGAGGCGGATTGTCTTATGCTGGCGCGTCGGGAGTTGCTGGAATGTGGACGTTACCTCGCCGGTGCTGCTGATATCGTGAATCCAGTAGCCGCGTTCCTGCCCCTCGTCGTTGAAATTAAGCTGGGAAATCGCGCCGCAGTAGAACGTGTTTTTGCAGCCCTCGAGCTGCTGCGGGCGGTGGATATGCCCGAAACAAACGAGGTCGAAGTCCGCCGCCGCCAACGTGTCGGGATAAACGACAGGTTCAAACTGACTGAAAAAAGCCGTCTGCCCGCTCTCCATGTTGCAGCCCGTGATGGTGTAGTGTGATACCAGCACCGCCGGGGTGCCCGCCTTGCACTGCGCCTTGAGGCCGATAATCATATCGGCAATCGCCTTTGTGAATACCTCGTTTTCCTCCTCCTTGGAGAGGCCGGGGTGCTGCGCCCGGTAATATCCCCGGTCGAATCCGGGGAGGCAAGCGACCTGCACCCAGCCGTATGCTCCGCTGAATACTTCTACTACCTGCGGCTCCGTGATGATTTTCACATCACCATTACCCTCAAACGCCGTCTTGAGCATTTCAAACTGCTGTTCGCTGTCATGGTTCGGGGTGCCTCGCATAACCACTACCGGACAAATATCTGAAAGCTCACGGAGGAACTTCACCGCCGTCTGCTGCTCTTTGAGGCCTCGGTCGCTCCACACCCGCGCCTGATGGAAGATGTCGCCCGCGATTACCGCGACGCCGGGCTTCTGCTCTCTGGCTCCCTCTACAAGCGCGTCGAGGCACTTGCAAATGTCAAGGTATCTCGCGTTCTCCCCGTTCTTTTCCGGGCCGGGGAAATTCCCGATATGTAAATCGCCCGTATGTAAAACTCTCATTGCCATTACCGTTCACCTCCCTGCTTGCGCTGACAGCTCATGCACAGCGTTCTACCGAACTGTTCCTGACTATATTTCACTACGCCGTTGCTGCACTTTGCCCCGCACTCCGAGCAGATAGTCGGGTCATAATTCGGCGCGGCCTCTGCTGCTTCCTGCTGCCGCCTCTGTGCGTCTCGCGGGTGTTCCTCCGGCATATCGCGGTAGGCAGCGTTCTCCGGCTCTGCAATCGGCTGGCCGGGGGTCTCGTACTCCATACCCTCCTCTGCGTCGTCCTCCACAAAGATGGCCTTTCTCGCGTCCGTGGTGTGCCCGCCATAAAGCTCCTGCGCCGACGTAAAGAAATGGCGCACGGCCTCTTGCTTTACCAACTCGTTATCAAGGTTCGGGACAAGATAAGCTACCACGAACGGCTTGCGCAGCTCCTCGAGGGTGTACGTCCCCTTGATGTGCATGGCTGCGCGGAGTGCCCGGTTGATGGCTTTGGTCTCGCACATTTCCGAACGGAACTTCAAAAACTCCTTGCGTTGGTTGTCGCTCATGCCGTCCGTAACGTCCTGCACGATGATTTCCTTGTGGGCCACGATTTCGATGTTCTCCCCGGTAAGCTGGGGGACGGAAATGCGGGCCTCAAACTTCACATCTTTGTTCGGGCAGGCCCCGCAGTTTACCGGGCGGCCAATGCCCTTGTTGACTTCTGCGCATTTCTGGCAGGTTGAGGGAACAATCGGGCGCGTGCCTAAAATCTTAATGCCCGCCGCTCGCATGAGTTTGTTGAGGCCCTTTTTCGTAAGCGCCCAGCCCGCAGGTTTGGCCGGGTGATGTTTCCCGTCGCGGCCTGTCCATGCCTCGCTGCCCTTTTCCTGCTCGTAGATTTCTTTGTCTGCCGGGTTGGTGGAAATCTGCACCACGTTCATCACCGGCTT